CGTTGAGCGCAGCATAGATTTGCAACCAAACAAATAAAAGCTCAAACCAATGCCCTCTATTTACGACATTATGATAGAGATGAACTTGGATGACAAAGTCTCCGAGGGACTGAAAGGTATTGGCGAGAGTTTCGACAAGCTGCTCGAACAGCTTCGCGATCTGCACGAGGGCTTGAGTTCAACGCTACTCGCCGGCGCCGCCGTCGGCCTGGTGCTGGGCTTGAACAAGATCGCCTCCGCCGCCGATGAGTTGGTCGACAGCTTGGCCAAACTAAAAGTCGCGGGCGAGGACATCGAAGAAGCGATGATGGCGGCCGAGCGCGCCACCGCGCACGTGCCGGGGACGACGGCCGCGAGCAACGTCGAACTGATCCGCCGTCTTGGTCCATTGATGGGCGGCGCGCGTCCGGCCGAGGAGATGTTGCCGCAGCTGTCGATGGCCGATTACTGGATGAAACAATATGGCCATCCGGGCGGCCTCGACGCGCTGACGCGAGTCGGCAAGGCGCGCGGCCTTGAAGGATGGGCGCTGCGGAATTTCATCGAAGAACAAACCCGCGTGGTGCAGGCGACCGGCGGCGTCTACGATCCCGCTCAGTTGCTTCAAGCCTCCAGACGTGGCGGCATCGTCGGCGCCGGCTTCAGTGAGAGCTTCTTGTCTGGTGCAATGCCGTGGCTGCAGATGCAGATGGGCCCCGGCCGCGAGCAGGTCGGCTCGCAACTCGCCAAGCTCGAGGAGTCGCTGGCGAGGCCGGGAAAACTCCACGGCGCGATCGATCCCAAGGCGTGGCAGACCTACGTTGCCAGTGCCGACACCGGCATCGGCGCCGGCAGGGATCGCGGCTTGGGGCTATTCGCCAAGGACCCGGCACAATGGGCGCAGCAACTCGCCGATGCGTTCAAAAGAAAGAGCTACAGCGATGAGATGATCCGCGACGTCTTCGGTAAGCTGTTTACTAACCAGGTCGTGGCGCAGATGATGTACCAGTTCGCGATGAACCGCGACGCCATCATGGGCTTCCAGGGACGCGTCTCAGGTGCCCCGGGCCTGAGCGAAACAGCACAGCTGGAATACATCAGAACCAATCCGATGGCGCTCAAGGAAGCGATCGGAGCGGAAATAAACAAGCTGTTCGAGCAAATCGCCCGCGATGTCCATCCGACCTATATGAAGCATTTGAATTTCGTTTATGACGAATTGAAAGAACTGAACACGAAGATGGCGGGCTTGGACTCGCGCGTCATGCAGGATGCGTTCAATGCCGGAATAGGTCTGGCTGGTGCGTTAACGGCTTTGTCGGGGATGCGGCTGGCGTGGTTCTTGATCGGCGGCGGGACGCTGGGCATTCCACTGATTGCCATCGCGGGCGGTATCGCGATCGCCTTGGCGACCATGAGCGACGCGCAGTGGAAGGAAGCGCTCGAAGCACTCGACAAAACGTCGAGAGGTTTTGCGGCGTGGGTCAACAGAATGCTCGGCCTTGGAGATGAAACGACGAGCAATTTGGCACGCGCCCAACCATACAGTCACTACGGCACTGGGCCTTGGTCACCACGAGTCATAGAGGATCGTTTAGCGCGCGAGCAGGAAGCGAATGAAAGAGCGATAGTGGCGGGTCCTTACGGTTTTGCGCGCCAAGGCGTCGGTGACCAGTTCATGCCGAAGGGAAGTTTCGGCGGCGTCGACGCCAACACGTTCTGGGGCGGCCCTGGCGGGCCAGTCACGTTTCCGCGGATGCCGTCGCCGGTTTCAAGCCTGCTGCTCGGCAACGCCGGTCGCATCGCCTATCCCGCGCTCGCTCCCGAGACCATGCCGTTGCCGCAGCCGCGCCCCTTCATTCCCGACGCGCCGACGCCGTCGAAGATCTTCCAAATCCCGTGGCCGCCGATGCGCGGCTCGCCGGGGATGGACCAGCGCGATGACTCGCCGAAGTTTGGCTCTGCCACCGAGCCGACCTTCGCCATGCTGCCGGCCCCGGCTCCGGTTTCGACATCGTCGATGCCGAGCTTTTCGCCGGCGATGCCGCGCAGCGAACAGGGCGCCAGCGTCAACGTGCAGCTCAACGTCGATGGCCGCGCGCTCGGGCAGGTGATGATGGACCGCGTGCTGGAGATAGCGGAATTCTCCAACACCGGCAATGTCGGCAGTCATCAAGCCGCCTATCAAGGCAACCCGGTTTATAACGGATGATCCAAGACGTCCTGTCGCTCGGCGGCGTGGTATTCGATTCCTACTCGACGCCCGACATCTTCTCGGACGGCGGCAGGCAGGTCTTGATCGTCCACAAGCTGCCCGGCGGCGCGCGGGTCATCGACGAACTCGGTCCCGACCCAATGGAGATCGTCTGGCGCGGCCAGTTTTTCGGTCAGGATGCTTATGCGACTGCGCTGCTGCTCGATAGCATGCGCAAGGCCGGTCCGGTGCTGCCGTTGGTCTTTGCCGGTCAGACCCGCCAGGTGATCATCGCGAACTTCATCTATTCGCTGCGCCGCCTGCCGCTGTGGGTCGAGTACGTCGTCACTTGCACGGTGGTGCCAGCGCAGGGCGCGACCGGCATCGGCAACGACACCCAAGCGGCAATAAATACCGATCTAGCTAATTCCAATAATACCCAAAGCCTGCCGTCGCCAGCCGGCCCAATTACAAGTCCTGAGTTCGCCGGACCGCCATAAATGATCCCACAAGCCATCACCGACGCGCTGGCCAGCCTGGAGACTCAGGCTGCAGCGGCGTCGCCGCTGCAAAAGGCATCGCGAGCTACGATCACTGCGCTGCAACTCAACGCCGCAAATTTGGTCACTGCCGTGGAAGCCGCGCAGCATTCGCTCGCTGGTGAGCTAGACACCTACGCAGCCAAGATCGATCCGGTGGATATCATCCAGGGCGTGCTCAGCGTCTTCGGAAGCGCCTTGGACGAGTCGAACATCGCCTATCTGCGCGGCCTGACCGGCCGCGTCGCCTCCAACCTCGATCAATACGGACCACGACCGCCGCCATCAATATTGCAGTTGCCGCCCGGCACGCCGCTGCCGCCGGTCATCACTTCGCCCTGGCCGGTCATCGCCATCCCAGCTTCCGGCAAATTGACGCTGATCGTCAACCGGGTCATGACGCCGAGCAGCACGGCGCTGTCGATATTTGCTAACGCACCGGCACGGACGCCATGACAATAGGCTACATCGCCTCGACCATCCCGGCGCAGATCGTGCACGTCTCCGGCACGACGCTGTTCCATGTCGCCGCCAAGCAGATCGGCGACGCGCTGCAATGGGTCAGCGTAGCGGAGTTCAACAACCTGCTCGACCCGTGGATCGACGCGCAGGTTGACTTGCTGATTCCGCCGACATGGCCGAGTGGCAAGCAGACCGGAATCCTGGGGCAGTGATGTGGCGATCACGCAGCGCACCGGCCCGCACGATTCCTGGCTGATCATCGCCGGTCAATCTTATCAGTGTCTTGAAGGCGAGGTTATGCTCGACTCGGTGGGCGGCACAGGTACCATCGACGGCCGGGTCCCACTCAACGCTCCAGGCTATATGGAGGGCTTGGCTGGCGTCAGTAGTCTGCACGAACAATGCGTCGCCACGGTGCTGACGGCAAACGGCGTCGAGACGCTGGCCAAGGCAGACGTCTGGAAGATCGACTTCGATTTGACCGGCGGCGTCATTCACATCCACTGCCGCAACGCCATGGCCTATCTGCACCTCTACAAGGATTTTGGTTCCTACAAGAACCAGACTTGCGGACAGGTGTTCGGTCAGGTTTGCCAGAAGGCCGGCGTGCAAGCCAACATCTTGGCCTCGACGGTCATGGCCGGCAGCAAGATCAAGGATGATCACGTGCGCATACACGACGGTACGTCGGCCGCCGCGGTCGGTCATCAAATGGCAAGGGCGGAAAACGGGCGCATCTGGGTCGATAAGGACAACACCGTCAACTACAAGGCGCTCGGCGAAGGGGAGAGCGATCTGGGCGGCGGCAGCTACACGCTGTTCTGGAAGAAGCCGCTGCCCGGCTCGCCGATGATATCTGACTGTCTATCGCTGCACGTGCTGCACAATCTGGAAGCCGACAGCGTCGAAGAGGGGACTTCGAAGACGTGGCAACCCTATGAGAAGGACAAGGCAACGACCGGCAACACGAGCAGCGACATGGCGTGGAGCGGCCCGTCTCTGGATGTGCCGAACAAGGACGGGAAACAAAACAAGGCGCATGCCGACAGTGTCTACGAGAGCACCAAATCGCACGCCTGGGAGTTGCGCGCTACCTTCGTTGGCGATCCTTCAGTGGCGCCTAACGGGACCATCGTGCTCACCGGCACCGGTGTGTTCGACAAGGAATATCCGATCGACAAGGTGATCCACCGCTTCGGCTACAACGGATTCACCACCACCGTGAACAGCAAAGGGAAGGGCAAAAATGGCGGGGGCCAATAATCTCGAGAACCTGATTGTCTGCACGGTCGAGCGCATGCTCGCTTCTCGCTACAGCGAGCGGCATGGGTTGGTGACCAGCTACGATCCGGATAACTATCTCGCCAAGGTCACGCTGCAACCTTACGGACAGAAAACCGGCTGGTTGCCGGTCGAGACCGGCCACATCGGCCAGACCTATGGCATCGCTATGGGGCTGCAGCCGGGTGACGGCGGTGATCAAATGGGCGGGGCCAGTGGCGCAGGCGGAGGTAGCGGTGGTTCTGGCAACGGCAGCGGCGGACAGCAGCAGGACACCAAGGGCGATCAGGTGATCGTCCGTTTTCAGCAGGACGATTTCGACTGCGGCAAGATCGTGCAGCGCGTGCACAGCAAGAAGGACAAGCCGCCGAAGTCGATCCAGTCCGGCGAAATCATGCAATGGACCAAATTCAAGAAGGATGAGGACAGCGGCCCTGACGCGGCGAAGGACGGCACTGGCGGCACCGGCTGCAAGATCTATCATAAGAATGATGGCTCGTTGCTGATCGAGGACGGCAATGGTGCCTCGCGCAAGATGGATGGCAACGGCAATCAGACCGTCACCTCCGGCAACAAACAAAAGACCACCAAAATCCTGCACCAAATCGTGCAGGACAATCCCGGCCTTGAAGACACGCAACAGCAGCAACAACAGCAGCAGCCGATTCACTACTCGCAATTGGAAAAAGAGAAGGGCGCCAAGGTCGCCGTCTTCCAGGAAAAGCACTACACCAATTGGGATCAGAGCGGCGTCACGCATTCATCTCAGACCGCTAATGTTACTATGCAGGCCCCACAAGGACAGGTTGTTTCTCAAGCGCAGCAAATCCCGCACATCGGCCCGAGCAATTTTACGGATATTGTCCAGGTTACTAAATTTGTTACAGCTTCAGGCTATAACACCACTTCAGATATACGGCTCAAATTCAATATCCGCGATTTTCGCCCGATGCTCGATGATGTCTGTCGGCTGCACGTCAGGGCTTTTCAGAAGTATGCCGTGGTCATTGATAAGGACGGCGAGCAAACAAAAACCGAGCGGCACTCGCGTTCGTTCGGGCTGATCGCCCAAGAGGCAGAAAGAGTGTTGCCCGAAGTCGTGCACGGCGACGAGAAGCGCGGTTATCTGGGGGTCGACGAGGGCAAAGTCGCCATCGCATTGCTGCGGGCATTTCAAGAATTCGTCCGCGAAACGCGCGAAGAAATCGCCAACCTAAAAGCGCAACTCGATGCCCGACCTGTGGCTTGAATGGCATGACGATTTCTCGCCGGATGCGACTGGCGACCTGCAAACGGTCGACGGCGACGACGAGACGCGGCAGCGGCTGGAGCGGCGGCTGTTCACCGCCACGCACGGCTATGTCTGGCATCAGGAATACGGCGCTGGCTTGCCGCAGCGCATCGGCGACCCCTACACCATCAACGCCATCAAGGCCATCGTGGTGCCGCAAATCTATCTGGAAGCGGCGGTGGCGCCGAGCCCGCCGGTGCAGATTTTCATCGGCTCCTCGCCCAGCGACCCGAACTATGTCGGCATCGGCATCAAATATTGGGATGCCGCGACCGGCATCGCCGTGTCTTTCACGATTGACGCGCTGACCACGTGACCGAGGGAGGCTGACATCACCGACCTCCCAACACAGAGCTTCGACACTATCGTCGCCAACATCGCGGCCGGGATTCAGGGGCGAGCCAACAAGTTGATCAACTTCAAAGTTGGGTCAACGTTGCGCGCCATCGCCGAAGGCTACGCTGGTATTTTCCTGTGGTTTCAGGCGCTCGTTCTCCAGCTGCTGACTGCCTGCCGCCTGAGCACCGCCAGCGGCATCGACGTCGATACTTTCACCGCCGATTTCATGCCAGTG